ACGCATCCCATTCATCTTGGGTTGGACAAAACACGGCCACTGTACTTTTGTTGGATGGTCCTTGAACTTATGAGCAAGCATTGGCATTGGGCGTTCTTGCGCTTTCTCACCCTTTGCACGATATCCCTTATCTTTTTGCTTCTTTACAATTGCATCAAACTCAAAGTCAGCCTGTTGACGGCTGTTCCGTTCATTTGCTCGACCTTCGTTCGTGGGAGCAGCATAGTATGGTTCAGAGAATTGTTCCTTTGATGCCTTACCCGTTGCTGTCATCTGATACCACTGCGTCCCCGTGAAGTACCGATCTCCGTCTTGGGTAATATGGAGCCGCCAGTACTTTTTATTTCCTGCCTTATTTTCGGAGATAAGCCAATCACTACTCTTGATAACTTTCATATATCCTCAATTAGTGGAGTCTATTAAATATACTGTACTTCGTCATTGGTGTCAAGTGGTTCTATTATATACTATTAAAATGAGAAAAAGTCGTTTGCTCGTTGATTTACTTCTGTTGGGATATTTCCCCAATTCAATGCCCCATAGAAATCTTCAATCTTTTTCTGGAGTTCCTTCTCAAACAGTGCTTCATAATCAATATAGGTGGTTATTATGTCCAAAATCTGTTCGGGGTCGTTATCACCCTTGAACGCAACTGTTTCCAGATTGTATGGATTTTGTGTAAGATATAACCACCTAATTTTATCTCCATCTTTGATTCCCTCATATAGATTATCAATCTTGAAATGTTTCAATAACGCATTATACGTAAGAGCCGCCTTCACATGCGCGGGTGCTCCCTTCTCAAAGGTACCTAATTGTCCCCCCACATCATACTTGGACATATCCTTTACCGAGGTATTACGAGCAACCGTCAAATACGACATACCAGAGATTCTATCGTGGAATTGCAATACCTTCGTATCAATATCTAACTTTGTTTCCTTATTCAGAATATCCATCATCATTCCCTTCATAAAATCACGGAATGCAGGTGGGAAGGTTGACCGTACAACATCCAGCCCCCTTACCTTCATTTTATTATTGATATCCAAATTTGATTCAAGGTCATACACTAAATTCATTGCATATCGCTTTTTTTCAATCCAAATAGCTGTTTGTGCAACCGATTCTCCTTTGATGTGGAACCGATGCTTCTTACAGAAAAAGAAGGTATCTGCCAGTTCATTATAATATTCATTTAACTTCTGTTCCATTATCCGTGCAAGTTTAATCGTGAATTCTTTACGATTAGCATTCTCAGGCATTAATGGCATTGCAGAAAAATACAACGAGTCGGTATCAATATATGTGCAATAGTCTTCATTATCTTGAAGTCGTGATTGATATAGCGCATTTGTAAATGTAGCACTATTCTTAATCACATCTTGTCCGGAGGCAGTAACTGCTAGCGCATTATCAATATCAAAGAAACGGAAGATTGGTAATCCCAAAACTCCATACAGAGAATTCAGAAAAATCTTCTGGATGTGTTGGCGTCGGTCATAATAATCTGCCAGATCAGAATTCCCCGCATTCTTATACTTCTTCATCAAATTCTTATACTCCACACGTTCCGCAAACCATCTGTCCAAAATCTCAGGAATAATACCTACTTTATTCCCGTTATATAATACCCCATTGGAACTAATAAGTAGATTTTCCATCTTCATATATTTCATAAATGCGTCACGGCTTAATCGCACCACATTATCTTCATCTGTTCCACGAATCAGATACTCTGAAATACTTTCCTTATTATGCTTATCCACATCCCAGTTTGTGACGAATCCAATTTTTGTTTCTGGGGAAATATTGAGACTCATAATAATACTAGGGTACAGAGATTGTAAGTCCAGTGAGTAGACCCAATCATATAGGCCAGGCGTCGGCTCTTTAACATACGCACCCACAAATCCCTCATCTTCTCCGTCTTGTCGTGCATCCATCAATTGACGACCACCGGCAGGTTTATTTGTTACGACAATTCCCTTGCGGTGTAGATAGGTAACAATCGTTCCCTCCAACCACTTTGAGCTGAATCCCACATCTTCGTACTGCACGTGTCCTAAATGACAAATACCCCGCACGAGTTCAAGCAACTTCATCTTCTTATCCAGTTCCACGATAATTTGTACGTCACGAAGATTGTATTCAATAAACTTTTCCAAGTCATTTGCAAACAATTCATCCAATGATCCGCTATATTCCACTTTACCCAAATTCAGTTCCATTTTACCAATCGTATCCAATCGGTAATTTGGTTGGTCGGTGTATGTGAATTGCTTATAAAGTGAAAGATAATCCAACGATGATACGCCTGCAATACTCCACTTATCACGGAACTTGGAATATTTAATCTTTCCAATCGGTGACAATCGTCCCGCCGCACGTGACCCTAATTGCCCACGGATACGATTATGAAGATAGGGTACGTCAAAATAATCACTATTCCATCCCGTGATAATCGTGGGACTAATTACCTCATATTGGTCAAGAAATGATTGCAACAAATCTACTTCTGTCTGATAGAAAGTTACGGTTGCTCCACCGCGACTACCATTATCATAGGCGGCTGATTTATCTAATACCAATACATGATATTCACCTGTTACCGAATCGTAATAGGCGATAGATGTAATTTCATTGTTGGCGGTCTTGATATCGGGAAGTCCTGTTTCCATTGACACTTCGATATCGAAAAACATAACCTTATGACCTGTGGACGGTTCATCCTCATTCAAATACAAATCCGTGAGGACTCTAGTTTCTCGTGGCAAATCACTTTCAAATAGAGATTGGTCATCCTTCTTATACCGATTGGTCTTTGCCAACCGAACCCCTGTCATACTGATAGCATTACCGCTACGGTCTGGCTTATACGCATAATCAAACTTGTTATACGGGAGTTTTAGATATCCTTGTGTATCATCCCACAAATGTACGGTATCGTTTCCCCACCCTTCTCCACGTTCAATAAATATATTTTGATACATATAACCTCATTATTCATTAGTAAACCGTTTTATTTTCTGTCGGATGCTTTTATGATTATTGCGTATCTCACCTTCCCACAGTGATAGAAATTTAAACCCGAGTGCTTGAAAAGTCAAGCGTCTTTCTTCATCTCGTTTCCAAATTTCATCTGCGGTTTTCTTTTTTCCCTTATTATAGTACGAAGAAGTATATAGTAGGGGATTACAGTGCCAATAGTCACCATAACACTCTATTATATACTTCCCCTGTATCAAAAAATCTACTGTGTATTTATCCAGTTGAACTTGACGTTCGTAGGGTAAATCCATATTTGTAAGTAACTGTGAGACCGTATGTTCTATTTTATTAACTGGTATTTTCTTTTTCGTTTTATTCCGAGACATACAGTACCATAGAGTATCTCACTAAGTTCCGGTTGACCCAAACCCCTTCTCACCCCGACCATCCAGTGATTCCAACTCGGACACTTCTTCCACTGCGAAATCTACTGTAGGTATAAGTATCAACTGGGCAATCTTATCACCCTCATGTATCTGCTCAAATTTATCGGAGGTTGAGTGGAAAGCGACCTTGATTTCTCCCGTATATCCATTATCAATAACACCTGCGACAACAAAGAGATTGCGTTTGGTCGCTACCGAGGAACGGTCACGAATGATTGCCCCATATCCTTCTGGTAATTGGATTGCGATTCCGGTGGAGATGAGTTTTGTTTCTCCCTCGTGAATTGTTGCATATTCTGCCGCAAACAAATCATATCCTAAATCTCCAGCATGTGCCTTTTGTGGTAATCTTGCGTGATGTGATAACTTTTTAACTTTCATAAAGATTAAACTCTCCCATAGTCGTTTCAATAGTTTCTATAATATCAATAATCCCCTTCTTTAATTCATCAGCATCATTATATGACCGTGTGTATTGATTCATAAAATCACCCATAAAATAAAATCGAAGCGTAGGAACCCCAGGCAACTTTAAGTCATTCTTATCAATAAATTCTCGGTAACTTTGCTCCCACTGATGGAAACGGTAGAACTTCACATTCGTTACTTTATGGTCTACAAAGTGGTCTACTACAGCTTGATAATATGGTTTTGTCAGGTTACACGGACCACAGGTTTCCCCATAGTGCATTACCACATGTAATGGCCCTTCAATTTTTACGGTATCAAAATAGGTATCCGGAGTTAAATCTACTATCATATAACCTCACTTAGAAATTCTGTTCAGCTTGGCTTGAATCTTTTCCTTCTCTACCTTCCCAAATACGAATTCTCGCATCCGGCCGTCCTTATACATCATCATCATTGGAATGGCCTTAATTCGTGCCTTATCCTTCATATCTGGGGCTTCATCAATATTGACCTTATAGAATGGCACAGTTGCGGTACTTGCGATGTCCTCAATCAATGGCATCATTTCCTGACACGCAACACACCAATCGGTATAGTAATCAATAACAAATGCTTCTTTATTGTTAACCTTCTGTTCGTATTCTTCCAGTGTAATTTTCTGTATCATCTTCTACTACTCCTTTAATGAAACTCTTTAATGGTAATGGTATTATCAAAATCTACAACAATGGCAGTTAGATTTTCAACCCAATCACCGGAATTTAAGTACCGAATTCCCATAATTTGTCTATCGGCTGGTTGATGAATATGTCCGCAAATAACACCATCGCAATTATATTGTTTTGCCAATTTTGTCGCACTTACTTCAAAATCCGTAATATAGTTGACTGCGGCCTTGACCCCACGTTTGATATCTTTAGAAATTGAATAGTAGGGCAATCGTCGGAATGCTCTCCATTTATTATACCACGTATTTAGCTTCAAAGCAACGTCATATCCAACAGAACCTATCTTGGCTAACCATTTCCATTTTGCAACAAATACATCCAGTACATCTCCGTGGAAAATGAAATACTTTTTGTCACCTAATTCCAGAATATAGTTTTCTGCAATTTGTAACTTCCCCAAGTGCATGTGCATAAATTCATGTAAAAACTCATCGTGATTGCCACGAATCCACACCACAGGAATTTTACGGGAGATGTCCAGAACTTTAGAAATTACTTTAGTATGCTTAGATTTCCACTTTTGTCCTCTCGCCAATGCCCATCCATCTACGAAGTCTCCATTGATAATCAAAATATCGGTATGATGATTATTAAGAAATTCTAGAAACTCTGCCGCCTTACTGTCTTCCGTACCCAAATGTACATCGGATACAATGATAGCTTTATACCGTTTCATATTAATCCCAGTACTTGATGTTGGTTTTTTCAAAATGTTTCAAATTATTTCTATTGAGAAAATTTACAAACATATATCGTATCATACCAATATATCCTAATTTTTTAAACCGACGTTCATCTTGTCCGAAATAACCATTGGTAATCTTAAATTTACTAACATGGTATTTCTTACTGAGTATATAATCTTCCGATGTATGATATTTACTTGGGAATCCACCAATCGCGTGAAATACAGACTGCCGTGTGAGAAAAAATGCTCCGACTGCGAACGGTGTAAATTTGGTCATTACTTTATTACAGATATTAAAGAATTGAAATAACATAGTTGCTTGCCATTCTTTTCCATAATTTTTTACATTCAGTGTAACTAAATCTAACTGCTTAGAGTGTATAAGTTGTACTGCATCTGCAATTACACTCGTATCGAAGAACCGAACATCAGCATCTATAAACAGAATATAGGGAGTAGTGGATAACTCAGCCCCAGCGTTTCTCCCGACTGAGACTGAGCCACCCTCAATTAGTTCTATGTTTAGAAAAAACTTATAGTAGTTAATAATATCACGAGTACTATCTGTTGACTGTGCATCGGCAATGATAATCCGAACTCCATGCAAATTCGTTTGACGAATTAAGTCCGATAGTAAAAATCCAATATAATTTTCTTCATTTTTACATGGAATTACTATCGTGATTAAATCCTTCATACTCATACAACCTCGCATCCACCTGCGGAGCATGCTGCTTCACCTTGCAAGTCTGTATTGTCCGATTCTTCAATTACTTTCGTTAAATCAACTTTATGTAGAGATTTTACTAACTTATTATACTCTTCTTCCGTAATATCCTCAAATGGCGCTTGAACGTACGAATGTTCCGAATGAGGCAAAACACTTAGTGCAGTAAAATCATTACGATTGTTCCACATCCATTCACCGACCTCTGCCCATTCTTCTGGCTTCATCGTAACGGTCGTAGAAACATTGTTCTTGTTCTCTCCCTTACGATGACCAGCCTTCACCCATTCCTTCCACACCTTACTCACACGGTGCAATAAGTCCAGTGCGGTTTCTTGGCGAGTAACTGCTCCCTTTGGAGCACGTTGTGGGACAGAGATAACTGCTTGTTGATTTGGCTTAAAGAACTCATCTTCAACAATCTCTGGATGATTTTCAATGAGGTACTTGTAGATACTTTCATTCTTTCCAACGCGAATCCGACGAACATAGAAATCATTGTGCCAAGCGTGAATACCACTACTTGTGCCGAGCACTAATGATGAGGTTCCTTCCGGTTTCACGGTAGTCGTTCGGGCTGCTTTGTTGGTACCAATTAACTCTGCTACACGGGCATTTTCTTCCTTCACGGTATTGGCAGCTTCCTTCATATTGAGAGTGAGTACGGTGCCAGAAGCAATTCCGGTCATAGATACTCCTATCAACGCTTCCTTCTCGGTTGTCTTCTTCCATATATCTCGTAGGTAGTGAAAATTAGTATAACTTGCTTGTAATGTCCCAATAAATGCCGCAGCCTTTGCACGTGCAGTAAAATCAGCTTGGTCTTTAATGTCACCAGCATTAATCGTGGTAAGATTACAAAACTGGAACGGACGCAGTGAAATTTCCGCACAGGGATTCAATCCCCATCCTGCATCATTCGTGAAAAAGAATCCAGGTTCACCTGACCCTGACATTTCAATCTTCTTCCAAAGGTCAAGAAATACTTCCTTCTCAATCTTATGACGTAAAATCACTGCACTATTATTTGCACGACCACGGTGCGGATTTCCTTCCCACCAGTTACCAAACTTACACGTTAGCATTGCATCATCATCTAAATCAAACAACGCAATCATCGCAGACCGACGAATACCACCCGACAATACGGCATCGGCAATATAACAGAGAATATCGTGTACTTCAAGTGAAGTCAATTGTTCTCCGTTTTGCTTACGGTCTAAAATCTTCTGGACATTGTGTAAGCAATCCTTTAACGGTTCGGGTCCAGGTGCTTTTCCACCAGAGGTTAAGAGTAATGCACCCTTCACACGAATATCACTAAAATCATATTCTGGAAGTGGCTTACCCTTCATATATGCAGAAATCATCACCTTCACAGCATCAGCCCATCCTTCAATACTATCACCAACTAAATACCGACGAGTCTTTGTCGGTTTGTTAATTGCGGGTAGCTTTTCTACGTGATTACGTTGTACGGAATACCCAACGCCTGTTCCTGATAGTAATAGGAACATTACTTCACTAAATGCGTCCATATGGTCAATCGGAAGAAAGCAGCAGTTATATAATCTGGCGTTATTGATAGCAATTGGCTTTCCTGCGAACTGGAGTGACCGCATGGAGGGCAAAATTTTCTTATCATAGACAAACTTATATGCGGCTTCGATTTCCTCACTAAGAGTAGGAAACTTTTCTAAATGCATATTTTTATTTCTATCTGCTAATTCTTTCCAAGTTTCTCTGCGTTGCTTTTTTGGGAGAAACTTGCTGTATTTCATAAAAGTCGTAATATCCGACAAGATTTTTGTTTCTAATTCCATATCCATTGCTCCAATATCTGTATTCGTGTAGGTGTAATAAATATACAGGTCTAACTGAAAAAACTACGGTACGTCCCAACAATATTTAATCTAAATCCATTTCTAATAGCTTTTTAGCTAAATTTTGTTTAGTAATACCTTCCCCTGCTTGCATTTGTTGCTTTAATGCCATACCCTTTACGGATTTTTCATCAAAAATCTCAATCTTGCCGATACCCGTATCAATAATCATCGGGAAGGTTTGTCCATCTGGTCCGAATCGGTTCTTGATAATATGGGCACGGCCCGTCTTACTCATCTTGTCTTCTAGCTTACGACTAATAGAAATTACTAAATCTGCGGTCATAATCTTACTATATGATTCTGCAATCTTATCTGCTTGAATCACATCATCTTGAATACTACTCCGTTGGGTCTGGGATGCCGTCCAAATCGGAATACTCAATTCACCCGCAATTCCTCGGAGTTCTTCATAGATTGCCCCGAGTTCTTGATATCTCGCGTCGGTACGAGCTACGGAGGACAGCAAATCCGCGTAATCAACGATAATTACATCAGGCTTGAACCCCAACGAAGTCATTTGTTGAATATGTGCCAACAGCGAATGACAGGTAACGGTTTTCGCTGGGTAGTACTTAATAATTATCTCACCCTTAATCGTTTCCACCAAACTTCGTACAACATCGGCGTTATCAGGGATTTTTCCAGGTTCAATTCCTGTATAGATGGTATCATATCGTAATCCAACATAATTTTCATTTAATTCAAGAGTATAATGTACTACCCGCTTACCAGCTCGTAGTGCATTTGCTCCAATTGTAGACAAAGCCCAACTCTTACCGATACCCGATGGTGCAGCGATAACACCTAGTTCACCTCCGGCAAGACCACCACCGATTTGGACATCAATAATATCCCATCCAGTTGCAACGGTGTTACGGGCAGACTTCGTAAGACGAAGTTCCACATCCTTTTTCCAATCATGGCCAAGCGTCTTTGGCTGACCACTTCGCATCGCACCATCAATTAGTGTTTTGATTTCTCCGTACTGTCCACCTTGCAACAAATCAACGGACTTAATAATAGCTGATTTTAATGTTTGGTTTTTTGCAAACTCAACGAAACTATCACGGACATAATCTAAATCAGTATCCTTGATACGTTGAAAGATACCCCGCAACTGTTCTACAATCGCGGTACGAAAGGTATCATCTTTAATTTGTTGATTGAGTTCAACCTTAAATACTTCTAAGGTGGGAAGAGTTTTGTATTCGTTGAAATACGTGAGCGTATTTTTTACAATCCACTTATTCGCATCCAATTCAAAGAAATTCGGATTGATAATATCAAAGGATTGTTCTAGGAATTCTGGTGATTGCATCATCACTGCTGCAACCTTTGCTTGGAAGCTTGGCCCGAACTTTGCCAAGGTGTCTACGTTTGTATCATAATTCATATTAAGGTCTGGCATAGAATCTCGCTAGGGTGGAGAACGAGAATGTAATCCATTCATCGTAGTTTGGTATAGATGTAATGATCTTACTCTTGACGAAGAGCTTTGTCAAGTCTGATTTACGAAGTGGTGGACAACTTTGTTCAAACTTGTGTAATATTTTCATTTTAGCATCTACCGAGATATTTACATCACGTAATTGCATTAATTGCAAATTACGACTTACAATATCTGTATTATCTAGAATAGTTTCTATTATCTTCGGTTTCTTTTTTGCATCACGATACTTCTGTTCAATTAATGCAACATTTACTTCAACCGAGGGGTCTGCAAATTCTGGTACGTACTTTAATATTGTTTTTTCTCCTGCTCCTCGAATCCCGTCAATATTATCACTCTTATCACCAAGCAATGCTCGGAACATCACGAAGTTATCGGGATGTACCCCATAGGTATCCAGAATGACAGGAATATCAAATGTTTTTTTCTTGACAGGATTATATACCTTTACATTCTCATTAACCATCTGGAGAAAGTCTTTATCCGTGGAATAGATAATACTCGTCCCCGCATTTTTTGTCACAAGTTCTGACATATATGCGATAGCATCATCTGCTTCAATGTTGTCAAGCGTCAGAATGGATACGGGAAGACATTCCAACATTTCAACCAAGGAGACCAACTGATATTTCATATTTTCCCGTTCTTGTTCGTCCGTAGTCATATCATACGAACGATTCAATCGCGTTGGAGGCTTTCGGTTTGCCTTATAGTTCTTGTAAATTTTACGACGGCGTTGAGACCCACCCTTCCCATCAAATACTAATACGACTCGGGATGGTTTGAAGCTACGAATCGCATATCCCAGAGATTTCATAAATCCAGCCATTCCCCCAATATGATTCCCATTGTCATCTAATGTGGGGATTGCGGCATAACTTCTCATAAATGTATTAAGGGCATCCACGATAAGGACACGGGAATTATACCCACCCATGTCCTTACCGTTGAAGTCCATACTATCAAAAACCTTTTGTAAATCTGACATTGCTTACCCCAGTAGAAAGTCTTTTGTACCGAATGGCGGTCGCACTCCATGGTTAGTATTGCTAAAATCCCGCATCAATCTCCGACGCAATTCCAATTCAAAGTAATCTAAATCAGTATCACCGCCATAAATTTCAATTACGATATCCAATACCGCTTCTACAATATCTTCAAGATTATTCGTCATCGGTAGCTCCTACTGCACTAATGGTATCAGGGTCAAATTCTGTTTGATACTTCATAATCAATGCATCACAAATTGCATTGTAAAACACTTCCTTACGAGCTGGGTCTGCTTCCAATACCGAAGCGAATTCCTTTGATTGGAACTTGAGGTCTTCGTACATATACCACGACCCAGACTTCTTAACCATACCAATATCGGATAGTACATCTAACCAACTACTATTATCATCAATACCCCGATTAAAATAGATGTTGAATTCTGCCTTCCGATGTGGAGGGCCAAGGCGATTCTTCACCACATCAGCCTTAACACTGACTCCAACTATATTACCAGCAGAGTCCTTCAGCTTTCCTGTTTGTGATAACCGAATACGGGTTGATGCGTGGAATGCAATAGCCTTTCCACCCGAAGTTGTCCACGGATCAGAGAATGCTGGTGCGTTTAATTTTTGCCGGAGTTGATTCGTGAATACCAACGCAATACGTTGACTTCCGATTAACCCTGTAATCTTACGCATTGCCTTACTAATGAGATATGCTTTTTCCATTCCATATCCTTCTTTTGCAAATGCTCCTTCAATTTCTGCCTTAGTTGACGCAGCAGCAACAGAATCAACCACAATCGTTACAAGCTTATCTTTCTTTTCATTAGTACGAACTCGTTCAATAATATCGACAATTGCATCAAAAATATCTTCTACGGTAATCAAATTTGCGTAGACCAACTTTTTCATATTCACACCCACGGCAGTATAAAACTCCGCGTTCACCGCAGTTTCGGTATCAATCAGTACGGCAATACCACCACGCTTTTGTGTATCGGCAATCATTGAGGCTCCAACCAATGATTTTCCCGACCCTTCCAATCCGGTCAGTTCAGTAATACGGCCAACAGCAATTCCACCGTGCGGACGGTTGGCAATTGCAATATCCAACATCGTCGCACCAGTGGAAATAAAATCGGTGAAATCGGTGGGCGTGGATTCTTCTCCATCAAGGAAATACGCAACTTGTCCACCATCCTTATTTAATTTATTGAGAGATGTTGCAATAATCTCTGCCAGCTCGTCGCGGTCAGCGGAAGGTGCTGGCTTTTTCTTTTTTGTTGTTTCGTCTTTTGCCATAGTGTGCTCCTATATAAACAAATACACTATGGCTGGGCAGACAGTACTGCCCAGCACATAATGTATTATGGGTTAATCGTTGAAGAGATCGTCGAACGCATCTACGGCGTTTTTGACGTTATCCTTTGGAGCTGCCGATTCAACGGTTTGTGACGCTGGGACTTGCCCGTTTTCTACACGGCCTGGTGCGATAACAGTATTTTCTGGGTCAAGATACTTCTCCAATAACACCTTCAATTCGTTGAAGGTTGGTTCGGTGTAAAGTTCCTTGAGGTCAGGCTGTTCAACCAACCAACGCTTTGATTGTGCAGCGTCAGTTGAGAGTGGGGTTTGATTCGGCTTAATCTTCACCGAAGTCTTTGCAAAACTCGTATCACTCTTTTCCTTCGGAACATACTCAACCGTAATATCACGGCCGGTCATAGCATCGGTGATATCCCCATAATCAGGGTCGGAGATGTAGGACAGCAAATCTGTGTACACCGTCTTGCCGAACGAATAGAAGCGAACGCCCTTGTCTTCCTCACCTCGAACGATGATTGGAACATAGGTACGAAGCTTCGGCATGAACGGGCGTGCCTCGGCATACCGCTCCTTTGGGTCACGGGTTGCGTCACTGCGAATTGCATCCGCAAATTCTGCAATCGGGTCACGATTGCCGTATGTGAGGGGGGAGAGATTGGTCTTGTTTCCAAGATAATGGAAATACAATTCAATAAATGGATTTGATGAATTGCCGACCCACGGAACGATGCGAATAACTGCCTTACCTTCCTTTGGCTTCCAAAGTGCAGTATCTCGGTCTGTACCGCCTGTGCGCTTGAAACCATTAAGCTTACTCTTTAATGCGTTGATGTCTAATGCCATTGTACTTCTCCTGTGTTTAGGGTGTTTAGGGTGTTTAGTTATACCCCGATGTTATGGAGTATATACTGCGTTTAGAGATTTGTCAAGTGGTAATACCACCACAACAAATCATTGTTTATTTATATGGTGTTTCTATATCAATAATTGTAACCAATTTTGTACGAACCATTTTTAATTGTCCGTGGGCAGTAACTACAATACAATTTTTTAATTCATTCCAATCCACTTTGAATGACTTATCCACAATACCATTGTTTTTACTTGCAATAAGTGCATTTAATGCGTTAATAGTATAAATCGTATTAGTTTGCTTTTTTCTATGTACGGATATCGTAGATGCTGGCGGTACCTTTCCGGAAACCAAAGACCCCATCACAATATTGTACGTAAGAATATATTGGGCAATATCGTCTATATTTTCAAGTACATATACGTTATTAAATGCTAACGTATATGAATCTTGAATCTGTTGAATAGTCGTATCAAGGTTATTTACTTCAATGAACGTACATAATAGTTGCGTTTGAATCATACGAATACCCATTAGAGGTTACTTTCTAATAAGTATCGTTTTTTTCTTGTAAACTTATATTTTTAATACATTTAGTGCATCATAATTAACGCCAGTATATTGTCGTACATTGCATCCCCCACTACTCAATAACAGCTCTATTGTGGGTAGAACATCTATCTCAGATGTGTGACAATCCAAGAGAATGGCATCATAGGTATAGAGTACAATCTTTGTCCGTAATTCTGACAGAAAATTTGTTACTTGTTGTATGCGGAGTAATGCTTCTTCTGTTTCGGTTATTTGCATCATATAGTTAAAGACTTTACTTTGTGATGCCTGTGGTACGGCGATTTTACGCCCCATTGACGACTGCACATATCCCTGCTGCTCATATTGGTTCCATAACGTAGCGGAATAGTCACGAATTCTATGAAATAGTTCTACATCCCCCATATCATCCGTTTGTCCGTACATAATGGCGAAGGTACGGGCTTTTGAGGCTTCGTACTGGTCTGGCGTGACTTCTGAGACATTATAATACTGTTGGGCAAGATAGGTATGGATAGATGTATCGGGGAGGGTATACCCGATTTTAGAGGCAACCAGACGCAAATGGAAGGCTTCATAGTCAAATTGTATCAATACTCCATCATTTCCGAATCTACTCGTAAATGCTGAGCGTGACCCGTCTGTTTTGTTCAACGCAGCAAAGTTGATACCCCCAAACGCATTACTGGGGCGGCCTGTACTCGTATATATGTTATAGTTGGAGTATACTGTATTATTGGTGATATACTTCTTGCTATTCTCTCCAAAATGCTCTATAATACTAGCATCCTCAACGTGAAGCCCAGCTCGTTCAATTTCTGCTAGGGTGGGGATAACGATAGTACTGGTAAATGTATATGCGGAGTCTTGTGATGTTGCATATTGCTCGTATAGAGTCTTTAGATGTTGGAGGAACCGTTCCCCACACTCCATCCAGTTCATTAACGGAATCGCCAAATGAATATGCATAAACTTGAATTGATTTTTGGTCATCAACATTGATGGCATGAAAAAATCACGGAGTTCTGGTAGTGATTGATTATTCATCTGTAGTAGTGTGGCAACATCTACGACTTGTGCTTGGGGAATATCAAATGCTAACAACAAGTCTTTCTTATACAATGTCCGTACATTGTATGGTGTGGTTGTATCCAACTGCATCGGATGAGCATCTAAATGTCTATACGGGATACAGGCATAATCCCCATTCTCAAACAACAGATGGAGTGATGACACGGTATTACTCATAATATGTGTGTATTGATTTACAAACACGGGTAACACATATACTGGCTCTGTGTTAAATCGTGTCTGAATCTCTAGCAGTTGTTCTTGTGTTTGAATAACCATTGGTCACCGTTATTGTTTACCAAAATATAATTCAAGAGGATTGCGTAATACAAACCGTAACCCCGGTAATTCCATATCATAGTAATCTATACTACTTGCGTTCCGTTGTCTAGTGCCCTTGATAACTTCACCCGTTGGTGTAATAATATCTTCTATTTGACCATTAATATACCATTTCAACTGTATTGTGGTATAGAATGGATTTTTAACAAATATGTTGTATTGTGTGTTGTCCACTTCATAAATTTGTTTATCAGATACAAACTTGACAAAGTATCGGGTGATATATCCGAGTTGAATATCGGACTTGGTTATACTAGGTTTTATGTTAATAGGTGATAAAAATTTTTGTATCATTTAGTGGTCCTCAGAGTAACACGAGTATTGTCGGCAACCGCAGGTGGTGGGATAAGCGACCCTCGAAATTTGCTTGGAGCTGCTGCTTCTTTTGGTTTTGGAGCTGCTGCTTCTTTTGGTTCTGGTTTTTTATTTGTACTATGACCAACATAAACAAATCTCCCTGTTAATTTTGTTATCCATCCTTGTTGTATGGAAAATTCGTGAGATACTTTGGTGATTCTATAATATCCTTGATCCAATACCGTGGGAACCTTATCTACAAGAAAACTCTGGAATAAAGATATGCCAGCAATACCCGGTAATGTCAAATCTATTGTTGCTTTCGTTAAATTTGAACTATTGAATGCATGGGCAAATGGTATTGATTCCCTATCATCGTTTATTGAATCTATATTTAATTTTTGAACCATAGCAGGAATATTTAATTCTATCCACTTTAATGCTGTACCAAAATCTGCATATTCTCTTATTTGTGATCCTGATATCATATATCCGGGTAACGGGTCGGGTTGCTGACTATTTCCGCGCATGGCTTGCCCGTTCACGGCCATAGCTTTCATAAATTCGCTAGTTAAGTTATCCCACATTGATGGTGGTGCAACTGGGAGTCCTGTTGGGGTCTGTAGAATTTCATGTTTGATATCGCCGCACGTTGCCGCAGTTTTAATAACACTTAATCTATGTAGTTCCGGTATATTCAATACCTGTAGTGATGATTTTTCGGATAGTCCCCCTACGTTAGCCATTACTTGTACTGCAACCACGTTTGGCAAAACAAATTCCAATTTCATATCAAGTAAATCACCACCAATACTATCTCCGGTAATAATAGTATTTGGAGAAAGATTGACCGAAAAATTCGGACGTAATTTTTTATTAAATACGAATACATTTTTTTCCGAAAAATTGCTTGGTGACAGTGCAGTATTCGTCAATGGATCGCTTTTAAGTACAGTCAGCTTGTTATCGTCCTTTAAATGCTTTGAATTCTTTGACAATCCATAATCAATTACATGAAATCCAGTGTCAGCGGACAATAATTGTAAATTCCAGTATGTCTGTGTACACCCATTCATCTTAACAAGTAAATTCTGCAATGCTTGGGATACCGTATCGGAGGTTGTAAAACTTTCTTTAATAGCATTACTATTAATCCAGATACCGTTTGTTAAAAACGAAGATCCAGCCTCGTTACCATTAGTCGTTGTGCCGCTGTCAAATGATCCGCCTGGATGATATCCTAGAGCCGATTCCAAATCGGCTATTTTTATAAGCTGCGATTGTGCTCTCAGGACCTCTTCTGCCTTCAACTGTTCAATAGCAAGATTGGAGGATTGTGCTGGCGTGTTAATGATAACCATTACTCCTGGGTTTGTTGATCGTAAGTTTGGATGATATCCTACTTCATTTGAGATTAAATAATCTTCCTGTAGTTTTTTGGATTCTGCAATCTTATCTTTCGGATAATCCCCCCATCCTGTTGTGTGTGCACCAATCAATCCAGATTTTATATAGTCACGCAATCCACTCTCCGGTGGGAATAACGCCAATATCCCATACGTTGAATCATTGAGTATTACTTCAACAAAAAATCTCCAGGTAACGTAATATCCATTAATTCCATTACTTATTTCGGTAGAATTTGCTTTGGATTTATTCTTGGCTGCAGTGGGTGATGTTATTTTTATAATATGGGACTTCCATCCTTTTTCATTTAGCTGAGTTCCGGTAGTCATAACGTTGTCCATCAATGAAGCAAATGAAACAGAGTTATATGCTTGTGCATCATTAAAATATCCATGAATATCCGAGGACGTATTTTCTAAATTACAATTAGATTTAACGCCCGTAAGTGCATGGGGAATCTCAAATTGTTGGACGGAATGTACGGTTAATTCTATGTCATAGAAATTGTCTTTATTGACTTTGATATCAAATTTGACCACATATCCAATGAACAATTCATATCGTCCATTATTATCATAGACGTATTTTTTTATAAATTCAGATTGAGATTTTTTAAGTTTAATCAAATCATTAAATTCATTACTAATAACATCCCACGGTTGTTTCCAATTGTAGGGAGTTATTATTTCATCTGGGTCGGATGATTGCCGCCCTATTTCCAAAATAAGATTGGTTCCCGGTCGCAGGAAGTATGTGAGTAATGTATCTATCTGTCCAATAGAATATGCGGCAATCTTTATGGTTGCTCGCATTAATCCACCACGAACACCCATTGCTCCAGCAGTATTACGTTCAACATTCATACTGACCACCCCTGGCACAGGGATATTCGGTGGGTCTAATGATGTATCTTCCACTATTACTGGTACTTGTTGGTATGGTGCGGTATCTTTTATTGCATATCCTACTATGCTTTTATTATTTTGAATGTTATAAATATCCTCAAATTTATTATCTATATGTTCGCTTAATCCTAATGATGGATAATACGCTCCAATTTCAGAATCCGCCCCACCAGCATCTAAGTTGGAATTTTTTACTCCCAACAATGATGTAAGTTTTACGAATGGCATATACGTATTAACTGTTTCACTTGAAAATCGTCTACGTGTTAATTCATACTGAATATTTTTATGAAATGATTGTAGTGATGTAATAAATGGAGAAATATACGAGCTTAAATTGTTTGATTTCGCAACCGATGCGGAATATTCATTTATTACTTCCTTAGCAGGGGAATGATTGGAGGTCCACGTAGATACAGATTGGTTAGTGGTTGGATTCTGTACTACTGGCAGTAGTATATTATATGTATCCCGATTATCAAATATTATATTATTTTTTATACCCTCTGTTATGTATGGAAGGGGGTCTACTCTTGTAGCTTCGATAAAAGCAAATTGGCCAACTCGTAGTTCAAAATGTAAATGTGGGCCGGTGGAGTTTCCAGAAAAAGGCATTCCCTTTATACCACCCGATCGTCCAATGTGTAGTCCAGCAAACACTTCATCATTTTTTTTAACGTTTATGGCTGATAAATGACAATAGTATGTGTAAAACTTCGGGGTGCTATGTTCTATAATAATACCGGCCCCACATGCTCCATGGACATCCGCTCGTATAACTTTACCATAGGCAACAGCAAACACTGGTGTACCGGATGGGATTGCTATATCCACCCCTTCATGTTTCCGCCGAGAGTTTTCTATTATATCTCGTCGGTCCGTGGTGGGGCTGTCCGGAGTTGTAAAGAATCCACTAGAAATCGGTACAGGATTATTTCCCTGTACCGGCATGATTGGAGCATTTTTAAACGCAGTTAATGGAAGTGTCATACATTCGGGATAAATAGGTTAATACCAGCAGGAATTGCTAAAGTACCATTGACCAAATTGTTGGCCTTGGCAATCACCCACCAGTTTGTTGGAGTGTTATAAAAGGTGTTGGAAAGTGTATCCAATCTATCTCCATCTCGGCTCATATAATAAAAGGGTACCGTTTCATCAGGAATACTTTTTGGTAATACCGAATTATAGTATCGCGGAGAATCATTAGATTGGATTATTTTTAAATCGTTAGAATATCGGTTCATAGAGGTAGTCCCGAATTAATTTTTTTCAAAAGATTGGTCGTACCGTTGATAGTTTCTATACCAACAGATTGTC